AAAATAAACACCTATTAAATAAAAATACACCATTGTCAAAATCAAAGGACCAATCAGAAGATTGTGAACATCGATACTTTCATTTTTCTGCTCATCTATTAAATAATGCTAAAATATATATTTCACCCTTTTCATTATTTAAATAATACAATTATGATAATGAACTTGTAAATTTTGTATTGTAATATGCTAATAAAAAATATACCAATATTCCAGTGTATATATACCACACACATTTTCCAATAAAATATTTATATTGTAGTAAATTATCCAATTGGTCAAATAATGTATTATTTGTTTCTGTATTATTTGCATCCTCCCCCACAAATTGTGTCCACACATATCGTGCATTAGTAAGAGTCATTGAATTAAGCAACAAAGAATTATCGGAACTGATTTGTCTAAGAATTCTTTTTACTTCTTTATCTGTTGTATTTTCATAATTAGACAACATATCACTAATCAATACATCTGCCTTTTTCTGTACCATAAAATACCCTATAGTATTTGAAAAAGGAGTAACAATTGATGTCATAAATGGTAATTCTACCACTGCTGCTGCAGATACGAATAAAATCCAAGTAATGATTGTATAAACCCATAATTGGGTATTAGATAATACTTTTTGGTTATTATTTGTTAAAATAAAGACTCCTGTGATATTTACGGAAACTGCAAATATGAATAGCATAACATAAAGTGTATATTTACGATTAATATCTATCTGGTTATATAAATCATAATACTTAAGACCTATAAATAAGGATATTGGTAAAAATGATGACATATAATTATATAATTATAATAATTACTATCTTTTTCTTTTCGTGTAAATTAGTATGGAAGATAAACCTGAGTTATTTGAACAAGGGACAACATCATTTTTATATACAACATTATATAATTGTCATATTTATAGAGTAAAATATAACAATTATATATTTAACGTATCATCGTTTTGTGGACTTTTTATAGGTATGATATTATTATTATCCTATCGTTATAAGGGGAAACCCTCCTTGGAAGAGGTAAAACATAAGGAAGAGTTAAAACGAAACTACATTATGTCAAAGGTATATAATTACCAACAAACAAAATTAAAACAATCTCAAAATCTTATAACAAATTTACCACGTTTTTAATCATAATGTAAAGTATGAATAATAATAGGGTATTACTTGAGTCTATCAATGAATATTATAAATTAAAAAATGCTTATAATATCAAAAATCAAAATAATAACCGTGATGCTAAAAAGTGTATTCAGTGTAATGGTATTGGGGGTACAATATTTGAAGTAAAAAATAAAAATGGAAAGCGGATATTACTGGCAAAATGTAATGCACAAAATAAATGTAATTTAAATATCCGTATTGATACGGGTGTTATTTTAAATGTAAAGGATGAATTGAATATATTGACCTCATATAAGTATGATTCAATGAATCATATGAATAAACAACGAAATACGAATTATTTAAATAAGGAAATAATTATAGCAAAAAACGACATTCTTTTTGGATACACAAATGTAAACGATGTACAAGAACAATTAAAAACGTTATTAGAAGATGTAGAACTACAAAATTATGCAGTAACATCTTTTAAAACAGATTTATTATCTGTTACTGAAAATAATGATACTCTGGAGACTATACTAAAACTAAAAAAGGAAATAATTGAAGCCATTGCAAATATAAAATTATTATCTTCTACGTATCAAGGCAGTCGCGTGCAACATTTATTAGAAGAATGTAATGATATATACAAAAATATTATTCTTCCTAAATCAACTGAACTAAGAAATATAAAATATAAAATTCAATATGTTGAACCAATTGGATCGAATAATTTAGGAACAATATATGAATATGTTCATCGTCCGTTTAATGAATCGGATTTTGAGATTCAAATGGACACTGATTTAGAAGATGTTGTATTTATAACATCCAATATTAAGAATACTGTTCAAAAACCACGTAAAAAGGGTGAACGCAAAACCAAAAAGAAGGAAAAATCACAAAGTAATGAGGATAAGGATGAAGATAATGACGAAGATAAGGAAGAGGATCTAAATAAGGAAATTCGTATTAAGGGAAAATTACGAGTGTCAAAAAAGAAGAAGGTCAAGGTAAAAGATGTATTACCACAAGAAGAAGTTACACGCGAAACGATACAAAATATACCTAAACTTATCAAAGGACAATATACAGATGATATATTATTTTGTATTTATGATAATGCACCCAATGCATTACCTGGTAAAGGTAAATATGAAAAAATACCAGAGTCTAAAATTGATGAATTTAAAACTTTAGAAACATTTAAGGATTGGCGTTCGAGATTATCTAATACAAATCATTCTACATTCGTATTAGACGGACATAAATGGTATTCAGTGTATCATTATTATATTGCTTGTCAATTTAAAATATCCAATCCAGATTTTTATCTTACATTTTCATTAGATTCTGGTAATCCCATATCAAGGTCTATTTCAAAGGCAAAAGAGGCTAGTAATATGGAAAAGGAAACAAAATTACGTGATGAATCAATCAAACCAGATGAAGATTATTTTACAGGAAATAGACATAATGAAGAATTGTTTTATGGAATGTATGCCAATATTACACAACACGAAGATCTAAAACGTATTTTATTAAATACAAAAAATGCAAAATTAATGCGTTTTGTTAAAAAGGATAATGTTTCAAAATTTGTAATTGATGGTGATTTAATTTACATTAGAATGCTTCTTGGTGAAAACGAATCAAAAATATACGAAAAAGAACCTACAGACCAAACAAAGGTTGGTGGAAATGTAACATTTGGTGGAAATCAAGTTAAATATTTTGAAGGCGTTGAACCAGAAAATATGGATGATTATGATGATGATGATATGGAATCTTTAACGATTGGTGATGTAATGGATCTAGACGATGTGTTAGAATTTGATGATTTATAATATGAAAATAATCACAATACTTAATATATATGTTCATTGGTAAGTATATTGATTTTACTTATTTCTTAGTTTCTTTTGCATTGGGATTATGTTTAGTTTATATACTTGGCGAGGATGTAAAAGTAATAACAGTATATCCTAATCCATCTAATGTTGAAAAAATTTTATATAAGGACAATGCAGATGAATGTTTTCGAATGGAATATAAACAGGTGGACTGTTCCGAAAATTTATCGAATATAGTATCTACCCCTTTTCAATAAAGTTAAACGATAGGTTAAATGATAATTATCATAATATTGTTCGTATATATTATAATATGAATATCGATATTCGTAAGTTTATAACAAGTGATCTTGGTAGAAAACTATTATCTATTATTTTAGGATTGGGACTATCTGCTGTATTTAGATTATCGTGCAAGGATAAGAATTGTATTGTTTATTCTGCACCAGAATTAAACAAAGATATTATAAATAAAGTATATTCTTATGATGGTAAATGTTACGTTTATTCTCCAATAAACGTTCAATGTGATACATCTAAGAAAATTATACCTTTTTATAATGTACATACTGATTAGGTTCTATAATTTATCTTTTGTTGATTTGAATAACTTTGAATAAAAAAGTAAATGAGATAGAAAAAAGGAAACTAATGAAAATATATCCGTACAAATTATAATTATTATAACTATTAATAAGATATGGAAAATTATTAGCTATGATTGTTTTGCATATAGGAAGTTGAAATAAAAAATATAAAATACCAATTAATAATGGATATTGGAATTCTTCATACAATGAATGAATATTATTTGCAATGTTTTCTGATTGGTTATATCTGTATATAAGTTCATTTGTATCAATATCTTGATGAATATAATCACTGCTTGTGGATTGTTGTGGAATATAATTAGGTGTTGTTTGAATATCTTGTACAACAGGTAATGTTGATTGTGGAATATCTCTACTCGGTATTGGATTAGAGATATTTGTTAATTCCTCTTTTATTTGTTGTAAAATATCTGTAGATGCCGTTTCAACTATAACAGGACTATATGTTGTAGATGTATTATGTGATGGTTGAACATTCACTTGTTCTATAGGGAGGTCGGTAATATTTGTAGTTGTTTCCATTATTTTTACATCAAATAATATATTTTATAATAATTACGCATTACAATCATTAAAGACCAAACGTAGAAAATGAACTTAATACTGGTATGGGTAAGTATTGTTTTACAGCAGGATTTGAATAATCTGGTTGTTTCACACATTTAAATGGAGCGGTAGGACATCTTTGTATTGGACAAGGTCCACACTCTTTTTCCTTATCACACTTCTTTATGATAGATGGGGGACAAACAGGACAAACCGGTGGAACTATTTGAGATTTTAAAATATACAAATCTTCATCTCCAGGTGGAACCGAATTAACCGTCACGGGTTTATTATCGACATAATAAACACTATTACCATTAGGTCCTGTAACACTGCCTGCACTATTACCTGTATTTGTATTTGTAACACTTGATGATGAAAATGTTGCAGGAGATGATGAATAAATACTCGGAGACGTGGTATAACCAACTGTTCCCGAAACTCTTGTATAAGTCATAGTTTCACCGTGTCGAGTAGTTACAACAATTGTACCATTTGTTTGATTTATTGTAGCCTTATCACCATAAGCATCAATGTAAACAGTTCCAGATGGATTATTTTTATCTATGTAAAAAATACTCGAGTTATTATTTTTGAAGGTTACAGCAATTTCTGTTATACCACCCATCGTCGTAACTGTTGCACTAGTTCCATAAGGACCTGTATACGTAACTGTACCCGTTTTACTGGTATTTGTCGTATTTGTCGTATTTGTTGTGTTGGATGGATTATATGTTACACCTGTATTTTGTGAAGGGCTGTATATAGTAACAGTTCCATCTGTTTGTGTAACCTTTATTACACGTTGATTATTAACTGTAGTTATAATTGCGGTATTTCCATTATATTCATATACATTTTGTGTATTGGGAGAAATAACATATATATTATTATTTGCAACAATAGCACGTGTACCATTTGATAAAGTAGTCACAGATGCAGTTGTTCCATCTGGAGCATAATATATAATAGTATTTGCACCACTATAGTGATTATATGTACTTGTATCATAATACGTAGGAGTTGATGAATCGGCTGTAGTTGTAGTCGTAGTTGTAGTAGATGGGTCGGTGGAAGATTGTGTAGTTTCATCTGTCATTCCCTCCATATTTTTTGAATAATACCGGTAGACAAATAAAATAGTAATTATAAATAAGATGAATCCTATAATTTTATAGATATGTTTTTGAATCTTAAACTTCATATATATATTATTTATAATGATAATATTTCTTAGATGGATAATATTTCTTAGATGAATTGATAAACCTTAACTAAATAATCTTATAAAAAATAAAATGATATGAATGAATCATAACATATATACACTACAATAATAAGATGGCGAGTTCAAATAATTATTCCATTGTCTTTGATACAGAAACTACTGGGTTAATACCAAAAGTAAAGTTTGCGGAAAACTGGGATGAAAACGATGTATCGTTATTCCCTCATATACTTCAATTGAGTTTTATAACCATTTCGGATAGTACACAAAATATAATCGATATATATGATACATTATTACAATTACCTGACAATATTGTCATCGATCCATTTGTTACTAAAATTCACGGAATAACCAATGAACTAATAAACAAACGGGGTAAATGTATTGAAGCAGAAATGGAATATGTTATGTCCAATATTTTATCTGCATCGATGATAATTGGACATAACATTGAATTTGATATTAATATGTTGCTTACAACACTCGTTCGTTTAGCTCGTAAATACAAAGATACGGATGAAATTGAGAGTAATAAATGGGTTCGATATTATAATATACTTTTGGGAACCTGGAGAACAAAATACGTTTGTACAATGTTTTCAACAATTAAATTATGTAATATTTGGAAAAAACGTGCAAACTCTGAAGGTATGTATTTAAAATATCCAAAACTTTCAGAATTACACGCCAAACTCTTTACAGAAGATGTAAAGGGATTGCATAATTCATTAATTGATGTATTTGTTTGTCTAAGATGTTATTATTATTTGGAATATAAAGTTGATTTAAAAATCACAAGCAAAACATACAGAGAATTGTATAAATTGATATGTTAATATATTAATCATTCATTTAATTAATCTTTTATTCATTCGATAAATTTATTTAATTATTTTTTATTTTTGTTATGCTGAACAAGTAATACAAGATGGAGGTTCTATTGTAAATTGTTGTGCTGTATGTTTTGCCTTTCTTCTTAGATAATACATACCTGTTTTCAATCCCTGTTTCCATCCATAAAAAAGCATAGATGTTAATATTTTATAATTTGGATCTTCTACCCATAAATTTAAACTTTGACTTTGACAAACAAATGCCCCTCGATCGACAGACATTTGAATAATATGTTTCATTGGTATTTCCCATACAATTTTATATTTTTCCAATAGATGTTGAGGTAGGTGAGTCAAATGTTGAATACTTCCTTTGTTTTGAATAATACTATTTTTTACATTTTCATCCCAGTAACCCAAATCTATTAATTCCTTGATTAAATATTTATTTGTAATAATAAATTCTCCTGCGTGAGTCCCTCGACTATATATATTACTTGTAAATGGTTCAATACATTCGTTGAATCCTAATATTTGGGATGTAGATGCTGTGGGCATTGGTGCGATTAATAAAGAGTTACGTAATCCGTGTAATGCGATTTTTTCTTTTAAAAGAGTCCAATTATATCTGGTATGTTTTGGATCAACATTCCACATATCAAATTGTAATATACCTTGAGATGCAGGTGAACCATTAAATGAATAATATGGTCCATATATCTGAGATAATTCATTACTACTTTCTAGAGCACCGTGATAAATAGTTTCAAAAATATGTTTGTTTATCTCAATAGCTTCTTCGCTATGAAATGCAACATCCATTTTAATAAATGCGTCTGCAAGTCCTTGAACACCAATTCCGATAGGTCTGTGTGCAAAATTACTTTTTTTACTTTTTTCTGTTGGATAAAAGTTCACGTCAATAATATTATTGAGATTAACAGTTAGTATTTTAGCTACATTATGAAGTTTTTCATAATCAAATGTTTTTGTAGTTTCATCAACAAATGTAGGGAGTGCTATACTTGCTAAATTACATACAGCAGTCTCTTCTTTTGTTGAAACTTGCATAATCTCTGTACATAAATTGGATGAACGAATAATACCTATATTTTTTTGGTTTGATTTATTGTTTACACTATCTTTAAAGGTTATATAGGGTGTACCCGTTTCCATAATGGAATCTAAAATTTTATACCATAAATCCCGAGCTTTTATAATTTTATACGGTTTATTTACAATATCATCATATTTTCCTTCTTGAATATCTTGTTCATAAGATTCATATAACGAAACAAATTCATTTCCATATACGTCTGATAATCCTGTGAACGTATCGGGGCACATCAATACCCAGTTCATATCCGTTTCGATTCTCGACATAAACAAATCACAAATCCACAATCCATAAAATAAATCACGAGCCTTTGTATCTTCATCACCTCTATTTGTTTTTAACTCTAAGAAAGGTTCTATGTCAATATGCCAAGGTTCTAAATAAATTGCACAAGAACTATTTCTTTTTCCAGACTGATTTACAAATTTAGCCATATTATTAAAGACCCGAAGCATAGAACAAACACCTCTCGAAGTTCCATTTGTTCCTCTTACAACACTATTAGCACCGCGAATATTATGTATATGTAATCCTATACCACCTGAATATTTTGAAATATTTGCACAGTCTTTTAATGTATTGAAAATTCCATCTATACTATCATCTTCCATTGCAAGTAAAAAACAAGAACTTAATTGATGCGTACGTGTACCAGCATAAAACAATGTAGGTGTTGCGTGTATCATATATTTTAATGACATCATATCATATGTTTCTTTAATCTTGGAAAAATCACTTGATGTCATATACGTTCGATTTTTCATATGAATAAATATACTGACACGCATAAATAGGTGTTGTGGTCGTTCCACAACAATATTATTTTTTTTCATTAAATAACTCGTTTCAAGTGTTTTAAACCCAAAATAATCAAAAAGATAATCGCGACTGTAATCGATCATCGATTCATATATTTCGTAATTTTCGGCTATATTTTCCATATAAGTTGGATCCAATAGATAAAACTCTCCAAGTTTTATATCGGAGTTCAATTTCATTGAAGTTTCCAATAAACTAGGCTTTGTACTCTTATGGTTATTTGATATTAATAATTTCGATGCCAAGATTCCATAATCAGTATGAACACAAGACATAGACTGACAATATTCTGCAGCTAATATATCAATATTATATGTGGTAATATTATCAACTAATTGTTCAATCACTTTTATAGCTATGGTCGTAATGTTAATTGAAAGAGTTGGGTTAATGGATAAATGAGAAAGTCTTTTCAAAATTTTATCAAAAGACATAATTTCACTAGTCCCATTACGTTTTACAACTCTCATATTTTGCACCACGTCCATATTATAAATTAATATAGACGTTTAAATTTAAACCCTTTTATTTTTTCCCATAATAATATATAATGAAATATACGTCACAATTATTTATTATTATGATTACGGTTATTATATCTTGTATAGTTATTTTTTCATTGAACAATAAATATATATTTGAAACATATCAAAATCTGAAAAATTGGTCACCTAGTTCAGCATATGGAGATAATTACTTATTAAAAGATGTATATCCCATAAGTAATAATCCGGTTTCAACACGCACCTATTCACAACAGTGGAAAAATTATCCAATTTTTAACATTCCATCTTATACCCAAATGACAAACAATCTAAAATATTTTAAAAACCCGAGTATCGCTAATTCTTCACCTGAAGATTTCTTAGATACATTTTACAACAACAAAACAAATTTATCAAATATAGTAAAACCTGGTGAAATAAAACCAATTGTTACTCAAGGGAATCCCAGAATTGGATATTGGAATACAAAAGTAGATGTATTGTACTAAATTTTAGTATTTTCAATTATTTTTGAGGTACTTATTTAATAAATTGATTTAATAGTATACGATTTTATATAGTATAAATAACTAAAATGGGTAAATATAACTGTGAAAAATGTGGAAAAGAATTTAACCAAAAATCTCAATATACACGACATATTAATAAAAAAAATCCCTGTGTAAATGAGTATACAATAAAAGAATGTGTATCAGGTAATAATTTTATTTCTAAAAAAATACATAACCCCAAACCAATTTTAAAATGGGTGGGTGGGAAAACTCAAATACTAAACAATCTCATTGTTGATTTTCCTATTGAAATGAATAATTATCGTGAAGTGTTTTTGGGGGGTGGTAGTGTTTTATTAACTTTATTATCCTATGTAAGAGACGGGATTATAAAGATAAATGGTAATATATATGCATATGATTTGAATGAACCGTTAATTAATATGTATAAAAATATTCAATCATATCCCAATGAATTATATGATATGTTGCAAACGATTATTTCGGATTTTAATGAATGTGGTAATGGAGATATAAATAGGTCACCTACAAATATAGAAGAAGCAAAAAATGCAAAAGAAAATTATTATTATTGGATGAGAGGTGAATATAATAAATTATCTTTGATTGATAAAATGGGTATATTAGGTTCTGCTATGTTTATATTTTTGAATAAAACTTGTTTTAGAGGTGTATTTAGGGTAGGTCCTAATGGATTTAATGTTCCATACGGACATTATAAAAATCCAGAAATTATAAATAAAGAACATTTAGATGATATACATAATTTAATACAAGGTGTAATATTCGAATGTTGTGATTTTACAACATCATTGGCAACTGTAGAACCTGATGATTTTGTATATCTTGACCCACCATATGCCCCAGAATCAAATACTTCATTTGTGGGATATACTGAAAATGGGTTCAACATAAAACAACATAATATTTTATTTAACCTAATACATACTTTAACTGATACAAATAAAAAAGTAATGATGAGTAATTCCGATGTCAGTTTAGTACGTGAAAATTTTACAGGTGAAAAATATACTATATTATCAATATTATGTAAAAGGTCTATTAATTCTAAAAACCCAGATGCAAAAGCAAATGAGGTTATTATAAAGAATTACATATAAATTTGAGAAATTACAGGTAATACTAAATCACTAAATTTTACATATTCAATATTCCATAATCTTGCTGTATTCAATATCTCTTGTGTTTTTTTTGTAATATTTTCACCAAAGTAAATAGTCTTACCATTCGTTAATTCTTCTTCTTGATTTGCTACACAAACAATTCTTAACGGTTTTCCATACAATTCAGGTATATCTTGATATTTTATAAACGTCCCAAGAACTTTTTCCCCGGCTGTTCCATTAACCCACCAATTTGATGTTTTTACTTCGTATATATATTCATCTGTTTCCAAATCGGGTTCAAACCCACCTTTACGTTGCGGCTTTTTTGGATTTTCTCCACGCAATTGTAATATATCATACACAAGTTTCTCACCCAATAGAGTTGTCCATTGACCATTATTTTCTTGACCTATCATACTATTACCCCATTGTTTCTCGTCATTTTTTAATTTCTGTTGTTGTTGTTTTATGGTTACACCATCCTTTTTTACAATTTTATCTGGTTTTGTCAAAGCCCATAATACACGTTCCTTTAAAGTTGGATTTATATATCCAGTATTAGGGATTATTACTAACTGATTGGATTCTTCTGATGTTGGATTCAATTCATTCATATTTGTAGTATATATAACCTATTTATTTTGTATTATAATTCAATTTTTTATTAATTCAATTTTTTATTAATTCAATTAATAAAAATAAAATCATCTAAGAAAAAATATAATCATCTAAGAAAAAATATAATCATCTAAGAAAAAATATAATCATCTAAGAAAAAATAAAATCATCTAAGAAAAAATATAATCATCTAAGAAAAATAAAATCATCTAAGAAAAATAAAATCATCTAAGAAAAATAAAATCATCTAAGAAAAAATAAATGTAAATGAAAAAATGAAAAATAGAATCATCTAAGAAAATAATAAAGATGGATGACAGGAGTATTTTACCGGTTGGGTTTTGATGTTACGAGGTGTTGGTAAACGATGAGAATATCCACTTACTCGTTCCTTGCAAATAGTATCCCATATTCCCATCATTTTATGGAGATTATCTTGAAACCATTTTCGATTTCGTTCTATATACATTACTTGATATACGTCCAATTTCCAATACAAACAACCAACATATTGTATTGAGGTATTTTCATACTTTTGTTGAATAGAATCAAACCATATATTATATTCATTTTCGTCTAAGCTTAATGGTTTATATTCATAAATGGGTGAATTGTTTTCACAAAAATAAAGAATAATACCTTTTTCTTTTCCATCGGATGTATGGGTAAATGTTCCATCTAAATTATAATCATATTCGGATGGATATTCTACAAATCGCGTTTCAATAAATTCAGCTATATCTAAATCACAAACTTCCAATTGTAATTGGACTTGACACCAATAATCCCATTTGATCTCATCTTTGATAATTCTGGTCTTGGGATTTTTTATTTCAATTAATCTACCAAATTTAGGTGATTCTGGTGTTATAATAATACCATCCGGAGATGCACCTAAGAATTTATACGTATCGTGAATAATACATCCAAACATTCCTATTGTAACATTATTAATGTGTTCATATATCATTACTGATAGTTGTTCGTATCTGACTCCATATTGTAAACTTGAATCTATATTTACAAACCGACTTTCTGATTGATTAGAATCATCTAAGATATTATATTCTTTACATTTTTCCAATATTAATTGATTTTGTTCACTAACAGAACCAAAACATTTATATATGTTACTTGCTGTTAATAAATTTGAACGCATCTTATACCATTCTTTTGTTCGTTGATTTATTTGTTGACTTTCTACCAATACATCAATGCGAGATTGTATTTTGTCTTTATCTATAATATCATTTACATCGTTTAATGATGATTTGAGTGGATAAATAAATTCAAATAAAACCATATATGAAAAATCAAAGATTGAATCTTCTGTTTCAGGAAGAGATTTATGAAACTGAATAAATTTTATCATTTCATCATCTCCTAAGAAATATTCAGACAAATAACTATATAATTCATTATTCATATATTCATAAAAATCCGAATTGCTTATATCCAATGGATTGTCTGTAACATAATCATAAAGTATATTTATCAATAAATATGAAAAATCCAACATAAATTTTATATTTTTGTTGTTTATTTTATATCCCAAAACATTCAAACAATTTATTATATACTGTAATACTTCCATATTTCATATAAATAAATACAAGTTATTTATTTAAGCTTTATATATTTCTGGGTACGAAAAACAATAAATCATAATATATTTTAGTTATATGGTTAATGCGGATAAACCTATAAAATAATTATTTAATAGTTATATTATTTACTTTATTATTATTGATGGGAAATAACGTATACCATAAAATTAGTTTTGAAGATGTTTCATTTGCTATTCAACACGAACGTGATGGTAATTTCATTATTATAAACACATTACCAATAAATCAACAGCAATGTTTAATAAAAAACACGTTACGTTGTGATATTGAAGAAGTGACTATAAACGAGTTATTAATATCAAATAAAAAAATAAATATCATTGTATATGGGAAAAATACAAATGATATAACTGCAGAAAATAAATGCATTCAACTATCACAGATAGGGTTTAAAAATATTTATTATTATGTAGGAGGGTTATATCAGTGGTTATTACACCAAGATATATATGGAGAAGAAAATTTCCCGACAACATCATCTTGTTCTGATATTTTGATGTATAAAGAATGTGACCATTTCAATAAATTTTTACTAAAATAATCATATAAACATATATTTAGTAATATAAATACTAATAGTAAATACACTATTTATGAAAACAAATTATTCGAAAAACTCACATTATGGACATAATTACTCAGGGACGAGTCAGAAAAACTCCCTATCTGTAATAGATTCTTTTCTTGAAAGTGAAAAAAATACTAATATATCAGATCAATGGTGTAAATTGAATAAAAGTATAAGACTGGATAAATTAACATCTTTTGCAAATGATTATTCTATAAAGAATTCATTATCTGATGATGAAAAGACATCATTGGTAGACTTTTTTAAGGATTGTTTGGATAAAAAGAAACTGAATAAGGTGAAAGATGTAGTATATGATAAAACCACTGGATGTGTTACAGATATACCTTTGTTGTTTTTTAATAAACAACATAAAACATTTACTTTAAAAAAGGTAGTGAAACACGCTAATACAATTAAATCGTCGAGTAAACATAAATCGATTGTAATAGATAATTCTCCTCAAAATGAAACCAGTGATGATATTAAAGTTAGTATATAAGGTAATGACTACATCTTGTTGTTTATTGATCTTATTCGTTAAGAATAAGATCAATCATAAATTTACAGATTAATCGTAAATAAATCTCTTATTGAAAAGTTACAACCACTTCAATCGTCTCTTTTTTTATGCTTTTTGTAGCAGAAATAGAAAGCTCTGAACGTTTTTTACGTTTGTCTGGTGTTTCATCATCTTCTTGGTGATTCTTATTTGACATATTCCGTTGATTCATATCCATTTCAATTTCAGTATAATGTTCTTCAATATAATTAAGAACCTTATTTTCAATTGCCCATTTAAAAAAATTCAATTGTCCAATAGTTGTTTCGATAAATTCATCAGGTCTAAATGGGATTTGAATTCTATCCCATCTACAGAAAGGATCAAATCTTTTTTTTGAATATGCTTTTAATTTCAATTTATAATCAGTATATACCTTAAATCTCTCACCATTTAACATATATACCACAAAAAACTTTTTGGAATAATTTGTAGTAAACCAATCTACAATTCGTAGTGACATTTTTGTACCACCTGTAATAATCTGAAGCATCTTATCAAGATGTTCGGTATTTGACGTATAAAAAAATTTTAAATTTGAAAGAATAAGTGCATTCTGAGTCGTATGACTTGAAATATTCATATCCATAAGTATGGATAATACCTTTAATAGTATTTATCTTTCTATTTACCGATTACGTTTTGTTTTATTATACCTTTTCTTAGATTGTTTGTATTTATCCTTTTTACGATTCATCGACTTTACACCACCTCTAATACTTTTTCCATCACGTACAACTGTGATACCGCGTTTTTTATTACGATGAGTTATACGACGATTAAGTACAGGAAGTTTATGTATATTTGATGAACTTTTGGCTACATTACCTTCACTTTTACTTCTAATTCCTTTTGATAATTTTACAATACTTGCGAAATCTTTACCAACTGTATAATCAATTCTTAGTTCGTTTAACATATCATCAACTTCTGTATGATTTAATATTTTTAACCACTTTTCAATTCGATTTGTTGAATCAAAAATATTTTTGTCTTTCCATCCATCTTTACATCCTTCATATCTCTCCATACCCATAGTATCAGTTATTGCTGTATTCAAAATATATGAAAATCTCTTATTTTTACTTACCCTTGGTTTGGTTTGATAAGCAAGTTTAAAGTTTTTATATTTAGATGCCGATAATGCACACATTCTACAAGACGGATCTATTATTTCAATACAATAACCTAAAATAATACCAAAATATAAAATTATTTCAGTTAAATAATTTTCAGGAGAATCTATATTCATATTGGTGAACCAGTATAAGATTAAATTATAACGCGTTAATTCCGATATTATGTTATGATGTATAAAATAATTTAATTTATCATCAATTTGTTGAAGCCAATACAAGGATGTATTACCCGGTTTATTAATATTCCAAAGTAAATTATATGCATTTATATTATCAGTCATAGTATCAATAGTATTACAAGATGATTGATTTGTTCCAATAACATCATATCCAGGAAGAATACATTTTGGACCTTCATCCGAATATACCATCGTATTGGATAATGAATATCTAGAATCTCGATTCATACGACCAGAATACAATACAAATAATCCATAAACGGGTACTGTTTTTTGTCGATATTCACCTTTATAAGATCCTGCATTTACTTCATTTTCACCAGGATTCTCAGTATAATAATATGCTTTATCATTTTGAGGTTCAATAAGTTGTAAAATGTTTTTAGGAGTATTAAAAATTTCATCTGTAAATTCTGAACGAACATTATTACATCTTGTATAAATCTCATCTTGGAGATATATTAATGCACGTAATCTACTTTCTTGTGTAATTGTATATTCACTATTTTCACTATTATATTTCAAACAAAAATTAGATAATTGAGATATAGCTGCAGTGATCATTAAATCGAGTGATATTCGTTCTTGTATTTTTATGGTTGTTAATATATTTCCGGGTATTTTAATTATACTATCCGCGCCATTTTTAGGTATATTAATAGGGCAATCAATCGAGTCTTCACTACTATCACTTCGTTTCGTAATAGTTATAGGAATATTTTGATCAAAGCCGTGCGTACATCTTTTCATTATACCACACATATTTGCAGGAGCAACCGACAACATTCCCAATTTATATGGGGCATTTTTCCTTGCCAACTTTTCTTCTATTTTATCTACACCGTGTGCCTGTACCAATAACCCAATCATATCATTACCAAAATCGCTAAATATACCATTGTCAAGTATATATTGTACATCACATTGTACAAAACTTTGATGATTTGATTCTAGGCGATTTAATATTCCGTCATTGGTTTTGATAATATTAACTGTTTCAATAATATGTTTAAAATCTTCTGGAAGTTGTGAACCACTTGCATTAAAATATGATATAATTCTTGTAAATATATTACTTATAATTACAGGAATAAAATTCTGTCGTATATCTCGTTTTTGTTTACGACCGCTAAAATCTTCACAAACATCTGTGTCTAAATTTTCAGGTAAATATTCTTCGTTTTCATCATCCATAAATTGTTCTTCCTGTTCTTCCTCATCGGGGCTCATTTTATACTCCATTTTATATTCTTAAAATAAATATATATTATTAATTGTGTGTTATTATTAGCTTTTTTACTAATATTATTTGTTGAATAATTAATATTAGTAAAAACTGTAATCATATATTCATTAATCACTGTTCGATAAATTACGAATAATAATATATATTATTATATTATTGTAAAATTATGCGTAGATTAAATTATGATAGTATAACTAATATTAATATCGATTTTTCTATTAATTCAGATAAAGAAGGTGTGCAATTAAAATTGGGAAATAAAAAAATACTGAAAAGAATGCCATATCCATATAATAAAATAAAATTACAAAAACAACCATTACCTGTATGGAAACAAATCAGACCTGATTTACATAATGATGTTAAATGTGATTTATATCGATGTGGTGATTCTAAATCAAAAACAACAGAAACAACAGAACTACCAGAGCCATCAGAACTACCAGAACCATCAGAACTACCAGAACCATCAGAACTACCAGAACCATCAGAAACAACAGAACTACCAGAACCATCGGAACCATCGGAAACAACAGAACTACCAGAACCATCAGAAACAACAGAACTACCAGAAACAACAGAAACAAGAGAACCACTACCAATAATTAAATCATTCTGTAATTCTAACTCTCATAATGAAAATATAATTGATTATAATCTTAAAAATAAAGATTCAACTATACATTATTCTTATTTACAAACACACATATCGCCACAAAATATAATATTAAGACATCATCCTAATTACTTGGAAGTAGTTGAAGAAATCCAAACACGCTGTATAATACCAAATTATAACATTATTGAATTTCATAATGGTATAAACAAATATGTAAATAATCACAAAACTATTATAAGCTGTTTAGATAATTCTAATGGATTTGGTGATTTTTTAAGAGGATCTATTAATTTGGCACAATGTGCTAAATATTTTAATGTAAAATTTAAAATGTGTATGGATATGCACAATATAAACAATTATTTAAATAACGATAATGAAAAAACGTCAATACCAAAAAATAAAATTAAGTATTCTTGTCATATGAATCCTGATATAAATAAAAGTTTGGATGCACATTATACTAAAATAATAGATTTTATAAATTCTAAAGAATCTGAATTATATGTAATAACAAATCATTATTATAACAAATATCTTGTATCAGATGACATAAAACAATATATCAATTCAATATTGAATTTTAAACAAAAATATTATGATATGGCTGACAAATTATTTAATTTAAAACAATATAAAGTATTACATATTAGATGTAATGATTTATTTTTTGATAAAGATTTCATTGACAATAATTTGTTTATAGAAATAATAAAACTTCAATTAGGTCCGGATACTATTGTGATGAGTAATAATTATCAGATAAAAAGAAAAATAAATAAATTATTTGGATTCCATTTTATTGATAAGGTAGCATACCATACTGCAGCTAATTGTATTGATGATGAATTAGAATCTACTATTATTGAGTATATAATACTTTCTAAATCTTCATATACATATTGTTTTAGTTATTATCACCATGGAAGCGGATTAAGTGAACAATGTTCTGTTTTAAATAATATACCATATAAAGTAACATATTTACCAACAATAAATATTATGGGGAATGATATACATTATTTATTAAATCATTACGATGAAATGCTTAATGGTTCATTTATAACAAATAATACAGTATCAGGTGATTATAGTAATGAATATAATACAATTGATTTTATAACATTAACCAATGACGGATATATAGATTATACATTAAATTGCCTAAAATCATTAAAAAAAATAGGATTGGACCAAATGATAAAAACGTACTGTGTCGGTATGGATGGTTTTTCTATTTTAGAAAAAAATAATTATTTATGTGAATTTATTGAAGATTATAATGCGAATGAATTTCAAAAATTTAGAACAAAAAATTGGTCTAATATCGTGTATTATAAATTTGAAATTATATATAAACATTTGATGAGTAATAAATACGTATGTATAACCGACGGTGATATTGTCTTTGAAAATAGTAAAATTTTCGATTATTTATTGGAAAATATTGGAGATAATGACTTATTAATTCAAAGTGAAGGTATAATTGTACCTGATATTTGTTCTGGATTTATGTTTATAAAATCAAATGAAATTACTCAACAACTTTTTCATCCATCAAATGTATCAAAGTTTAGGAATACCGAGGGATGGGATGATCAAATTTATTTAAATTCTATCAAGTATAAATTGAAAATAAAAAAATTACCATTACATTTATTTCCAACTGGACAATATTATTACGAATATAATAAAAATATCCAACCTTTTATGATACATTTTAATTGGGTGGTTGGTCATACAAAAAAAGAAAAGATGATAAAATATAATAAATGGTATGCATCCAAAAAGGTCAAGATATGTCAGCATGGAACGGATGGGTTTGGTCATCAATTGGAAGGTATATTGCGATTAATATCTTTATCTATAAACAATAAAGCAGATTATCAATATAATTTGAAAAAAATGTATAGTTATGAACATTCGAATTTCAAAATAGATGATTTGAAAAATTATATATCAGAAGCAATTAAATATCTTTCATTTATTGAAAATGGTATAAATATCGAGGAAAATAATGAAGAGGTTATTCATTATAATAAGGCGATTACAAGAGAACATAGATCATTTGATGAAATTTTAAACAGTAATGAAGATATTGAAAATACTATTTATTTTTACGATGGTGTAAGTAATATAAATCCATATTTTTTACCTCCAAATTTTGAAAAAATGGAGGAAATGGAAAAATCAATACCGAAATTAAGAGAAGCGTTTGTTTTGAATAATAAATATTTACCAGCTAAGTCATACGATAATGAAAAAATAAATATATGTTGCCATATTAGATTAGGTGATGCTATAATAACTGGACGAGTATTAGATACGGACAATATTTTTAAAATTATCAAAGAATTTCAAAAATATGATAAATATCGTATTATTATTCACACAGATGGCGATGTATCGGAATTAGAAAATAATAATACCATTATCTATGATAAAAATACAGAAGTATTACAAGTATTTAGTGATTTTATATATGCAGATATTTTAATTATGAACTATTCATCCCTATCAATTGCAGCACATATTTTAGGAGATGTAAAACAAAATGTTATATGCCCTTCAAATGCAGGTCCTACATTTAAACACAGAATTTTAAAGAAATGTGTACCTATAAACAAGCTGTTAAGTATTATAAATTAATTTATGGTGTTGTAATATTAAATAATAAAATGAACTTGAATATCTTGTAAGTATATAATTCATACAAGATATTCAAATAATTAATAGACGTGATGTTGGCTCAAACAAAATTAACTAAGAAAGAATGGGAAATGGTCGAGGTAAAAGTGACACCCGATAAAATGGAAATTTTAGATATGATGAATAAAGGATACGATGATATTCATATAGTGATTTATAAAATTAAATCACTATTATCCTTTTTAAAGTTGGAAAATACAAATGACGTAGATGGTTACATATATGAACAATTCTTTAAAAATATTATTAATGATATGTTAAAACAAAATGGAAGTATAAACTTACCCACATTTATACCACCTACAAAAATTGTAAAACAAAAGGTAAAAAAATCAGATGTTATACGCATCACACATAATATGTGTAATATAATTCAATCAGATACATATGAATATATTCTTTTACAATTTGCTGAAAGAATATTTTCGTCTAAATTCGAATCATCTAAAAAGAAACAATCTAATACAAAGGGGTGGAAATTCTACTACTTTACTTTATATAAAATATATCAAAATAACATCCCAAATACAAATAAAATAGTCGCATCATTTATTCAATCTATTCTCGAATATTTTGGTTCTGAAATAAATTTAACTGAATTCATTTACGAATCAAAAAATTTTATTGAAAAAAATGAGAATCTATTTCGTTATAAAAATATTACATTATACGAACATCAAAAACGTATTGTTTCTATTTGTAAAAATCATTTATCTGTTCCGAAACTTATATTATATATTGCCCCAACAGGTACAGGTAAAACATTGACACCCATATTATTATCAAATGCATATAAAGTAATTTATGTTTGTGCAGCAAAACACGTAGGGTTGAGTTTAGCAAAATCAGCTATATCAATACAAAAGAAAATCGCATTCGCATATGGATGTTTAACACCATCTGATGTAAAACTACACTATTTCTCTGCAAAGGAATATACAAGAAATACAAAAAGTGGTGGTATACATAAAGTAGATAATAGTGTGGGGGATAAGGTTGAGATTATCATTTGTGATATATTATCTTACTTACCTGCAATGAACTATATGTTAATGTTCAATCAATCAACAGAAATTATATCCTATTTCGATGAACCAACGATATTTCTAGATTATCCTCTCCACGATTCTCATACAATTATTCGTAAAAATTGGAGTGAGAATGTAATTCCTAATGTCATTCTTTCATCTGCAACTCTTCCTAAAGAAGATGAAATTCCAAATACGATTCGTGATTTCAAAATGAAATTTGAAGATTCTATTGTTATTAGCATTGAAAGTCACGAATGTTCGAAATCAATACCATTAATTACAAAGGATGGATATATTGCCATTCCACATTTTCAAGCATCTACCCTAATCGAAGTCCAAGAAATAGCTGGACATATTTTAGAGAATCCTACAATTCTAAGATATTTAGATATTGGAGAATGTGTTTCTTTTATTCGCGAATTCGAAAATACCACTTTTTGTAAAGAAAATGAAGAATTATCCTTATTAACTAGTATTGATCATATCGATAAAATAGAATTAGTAAATATAAAATTACATTATCTTCATATCTTAAAATTTATCGATGATGAAACATTTCAATATATTATAAACATATTATCAAATAATCGTAAATTATATATTCAACCAATAAATAAAACATCATCTTTTGGTAAAAAAACTGAAAGTATTGGCCCTGGTTCAATTGTTACATCTTCTTCCACATCATCACAAACATCTAAACCATTAATCAGAGTTTCTAGTATGTCATCTGATATAAATACTATCGAAAAACAATTATTTACAACACAAATGCAAACTACAAAGGGTTCATCAGACTTTGCAGTTTGTGTAACAACTCGTGATGCATATACTCTTAACGATGGTCCAACTATATTCATAACAAACGAGGTTGAAAGAGTGGCTCAAATATATATTACACAATCAAATATTCCATCTGTTATAATGGATGATATTTCTGGGAAAATTGATTTTAATCAAACTGTAATATCGCGTATAGAAATATTAGAAAAGGCATTGGATGATGTAAATAATAAAAGATTAAAAAGTAATGTAGACACATCTAAGATGGAAAAACGAATGGCACGTGAATCTGATTCAGATAATGCAATTAAAAGTAATTGTGTTGAAAAAATAACTCGAGAATTATCATCATTAAGTGCTTCAATTAAAACCGTTCATTTACCTGAAAAATATATACCCAATAAACCTTCTCATATTAATCATTGGATTGGTGACGTAAAACTTGATTATGTACCTTTTACAAGTGATATTGATGAAGAAATAGTCGAGAAAATAATGAAATTATCTATTTCTCAAATATGGAAAATGTTATTATTAATGGGTATTGGGGTATTTAGTAATAAACACAACTCTGATGAATATACGGAAATTATGAAAATGTTGGCAGATTCACAACGTCTATATTTAATTATTGCAACCAGTGATTACATATATGGAACCAATTACCAATTTTGCAATTGTTATATTAGTAAAAATATGGAACTTACCCAAGAAAAAGTAATTCAAGCTATAGGTAGAGTAGGTAGAAATAATTTACAACAGAATTATAGTATTCGATTTAGATCGGATGAACATATAAATTTGTTAATGTATCCAGAAGTTAATAAACAAGAAGCAATTAATATGAATTTACTATTTCAAACAGATGATTGTGTATAATTTAACCAAAATTAACCATATAAATTTTATAATATATTTTCATTAATTGATGTTATTTTTTAATAACATCAATCAAAACACGCTTGATAATATCATTCTATATTTTTGATAATACAACAAAAAAACAAAACAACCAAAAGGCTGTTTTGTTTTTTTGAAATTTTTATTGGTGATTGTTTTTTTGTTTTTGATTTTTATTGGTGATTGTTTTTTTGTTTTTGATTTTTATTGGTGATTGTTTTTTTGTTTTTGATTTTTATTGGTGATTGTTTTTT